TGCGGGACAGCCATTCCGAACGGCATTTGAGGCGCACCGTTCCCCTGTGCAAAGCGAGACACGACTTGCTGAAGGTTCGTATCCGGAACGCCCGGCGTGATGTTCAGGCCCTTACCGTTCGCAAGGCTCGTCAGAAGGTCGGTGATGTTCATGCTGCTTTGCCCTTCTTCTGAACCGCATCACGAACCATTGCCGCCGCGTTTCTCGTAGCAGCGTCGTAATCCACGCCCTTAAATCCGTTGCCCATCGGAGCAACCGCTTCCGGAGTCGCACCTTCAACATCCTGCGCAATCAGGCCGATATGAACTTCGCCGGTTGGATCGTCTTTGTAGTTGTAGCGGTAGATCGGCTGGCCATCAGCCAAGAGACCAACAGGCTCGATATTGTCTTTCGCGTTTTCATCCGAGAGGGCGAACAGAGACGCTAGAGCCGTAAGACCTGTTCCCACATCGGACCCGGTGATGCCGTATTGGGTTTGGCTTCCTGATCCCTTGCTGTTCGATGTTCCGCCAAGCCCAGCAGCAGGAAGCAGAAGTTGGCTCAGGAGAGACAAATTCTGGAACGGCAGCTCGGTCTTCTGCTGCTCGATGTTGAGGATCTGATTTGGAGTGTAGTTCGCCGCGTCCATGGCCGACTGAGACAATGGAACCCCACCGGCGTTGATGTTTGCCTTGGTCGTGTCGAGGGCGGACGTTCCCGTGGCCGTTGATCCAGCCCCTCCGAATAGTGCATTTGCGGCCGCAAGCTGGTTCTGCTGCTGCTGATTGAACTCGTTCAACAGAATGGGTGCCGTAGCAGACGTAACACCACGTGCCACGGCACCCTGGTTCGCGCCTGAGAACGACCGCCCAGAGCCAGCGAACATCTGATTGATACGGCTCTGCGCATCGTCTGCTGCGACTTTCAATGCCGCCTGAATCTGAGGATTGTTTCCGACATCGAGGTATTTCCCGGAAGCATAGTCTCCGAGATTGCTCTGCAATGTGCCGTAGGCGTCTTTCAACAATCCGACCTGATCGGAATTGTCGTAATTCAGCGCGCTGTTTGCGGCTGTCGTTAGTGACCCTGAGAACGGATTCCCGGCTTTTGCATTCGTCTCAAGCTGTGCGAACGCATCCGTCTGGGCTGGCGTAATGCCCGTCGATCCAGAAAGGCTGCCGACCTTCGCAAGGTAGTCCTTGAGATAAGGTTGTGCTGCTGCCCACGGTTCGGACGTCGTGACCTGCTTTTGGGATTTACTCCCGCCGCCCTTGCTCATGCCACCACCCGTCTTTCAAATTGATAGAGCCCGTCCGGACGACGCGCGGTGATCTGCACGCCGTCGTATGCCTTGAGCAGCGCTTTGCGACCGCTGAACACGATCCGCTTGCAGCCCGTGAACTTTGCGAAGCTCGTCATCCTGTCCGAGATCAGCTTGCCCCATTTCAGAATGCCCGCGCCTCCGAGCCCATAGACATCGAGGTCGAAGGTTTCATCGTCATTCGAGAGAACCGAGGTCAGGAACGCGGCGTGAATTTCATCCGCAGTCATGATGGCCCACATCTGAATGCGGCCATCGACGATGCGGTCGATCGTATCTTTGACGTTGACCTGTTCCGGCTCTGCCGAAGCTCCACGAAGAAGATGCGGACCTAGATGCGGAAGCATCGCGCCGACCATCTCCATCGGTATTTGGATGATCTCGATGTCAGCCATCAATCCGCGATCCTGTAATAGAATTTCCGATTGGTCGTTCCGGAGTTAACGTGCGTCGCCGTGAATTCCCCAACGTCAACAGCCGAAACGTAGATCGTGCCGTTTCCAACTTCCGTGGCGGCATTTGCTGAGGCGGCTTGCAGAAACACTTTGCTTGTAGCGCCACAATTCGGAGCAGGGACGACGGTCGTTGCCTGACCCGTTCGCAGCGTGAACTCTCCCGCTGCATTCGACCGTCCGGCGAACAAGTCCCGAATGGCGCGACACAGCCGAACCGGATCTTTCTCGGTTGATGGCGGACAGTTTCCTGACACGTGTCCCCTCCTTCAATGCTGACCGTCCGCACCGGCGTCGGGAATGACGCCGCTTGCGAAGGACCATGTTTGACCGGAAGGAATGCGAACTCGTGCCCGCGCGTACCGCGTCGACCAGATCAAGGGACACACGCCCTCACCATTCATGGTCGACTCGGGCAGATACGTGCGTGTGTCTCTTAGATTTTCCCGTTTGGAGATCGTTCCTTTGACATCTGATGCATCAGTGATCGGCGTGAAGCCACGAATGCGAAGCCGTTGGCCGTTTCCGCTTTGCTCCGCCGTCTCCAGAACGGCTTCGAGGTTTTGCCCCGTAAAGGTTCCAACTCTATGCGTGCTGTCACAACAGGAGAGCGCGGGTAGCGAAGCCAGGCCTACCGTGTCGAGTGAAAACTGCAGCGCATCAAGAGAACCGCCGACAATTCCTCCCGAGGAATAGGCATGGGTGTACGTCGATCCATTGAGATCGATATGCGTTCCGTCGATAACGGTGATGGCCCACGTGCCATTAGCCTCCGTCGTCCCCACAACACCGGAAATCGTCTTATAGTCACCCGTCGTCCATCCGGACGTTGATCCGACCGTGAGGCGGATTTTCCCTGAACCGTTGTTCGCCGCGCCGCTGATCGTCTGAGCGCCCGGCGCAATGGCATCCAGGGCTTCCATCGTCAGACCTGGAGCCGCTAACTGCGCTAACGCTTCTCCACTCACTGACAGTGGCGCCCAGCGCTGCAGAACGTAGTTGTAAATCAGCGCGCTATCGAACAGAATTTGAGACGATGCGACCGACTTCCAGACGAACATCACAATGTTGCTGTTCGGATCAGCCATAGCCTGAAGCAACTGAGGATTGGACGAGTCATAGGAGGCGAAGAATGTCCGGTTGACCTTTTCTTCCCCGATTGGCGTCAGCCCCCCCGAGTTATCGACCTGATGAAAGCCTTTGGGTGTCAGAAAGAAGTGCAGCGATCCGCCGGAGCAAATCGCATACGGCCCAAGAGCGCCAAGATTCTCCGCGAGCTTCTGAATTTCAAAGATCACATCGGAGCCGGGCGAGAAGGTCATGCGCCGGATCATCTGATCCTGCAGGATCGTGCCGAATTCGCCCCCGATTACACCCCGGATGAACCCGCCGTCAGGCTCATCCTGGTAATCCGAGGAATTTACGCCGGATGTCCAGTTCGTGACATCGTTTAGACCAGACCACTGGATGCGTTTGGGATTGATCTGAAGCCCAGAGAGCATCAAGAACTGATTGACGACCGAGACATACGCGGCCTTGGGAGGGCTGCCTCCGAGATCGTCAAATGCCGTGTCCGATGACAGGTCAAACACCTGCGGATTGATGTTCTGCTGAACCGCAACAACTAGGGTTCCGAACTGTGCGAAGCTCCAGTTCGCATCAGGGTTCAAAGACGTGTACGTCGTAGCGCCCTTGGAAACATCCTCCCACTGGAGCGTTGTGTTGTTCAGGACGTAAAGGCGATTGACCGTTCCTGCAAATACCTTGACCGAGCCGTCTTCATCACGGGCGTAGAAATACCCCCGACACACCGCAGGGAGCGCCGCCGTGATCGGAACAGAGGTTTTGAACGGACCGTAACCGTCTGCTCTCGGTATGACGTTGTTGATCGCAGCCGTCGTCGACCCGTTGAAATCCGAGCAATCCGGCCGGTATTCTCCAAACGGGATCATCTCAGTCATGGGCTCACCCCAATTAGAGCGGCTTTGATCGCTTTCTCGGCGTCCCAGCCCCGGTGAATCCGCTTCCGCGCAAATTCGTACTGTTTTGATTGGCTCCCCGAGTGGAAAAACCCGCACAAGGCTCCCTTTCGGTCGAATGCTTCAACGATAACATTGCGCCTAAGATGTAGACCTTGTTCACTCGGTGTCGCCCAACGACAGTTCCCGGGTTCGTAATTGCCATTCACATCGATGCGGTCGATCGAGTGCTTTAAAGATGGCCGGTTGCCCATATCGTCGCGAAAATTTTCGAATTTCTTCCATCTGTTGCAAACGCGAATTCCTCGACCGCCATAACTAGCGTACGAAGTATTCTTTGGGTTTTCGCACCGCTGCATCATGCTCTGCCAGCTTCTCCATTCTGGAGAACGCGTTGCCCCGTGGGTCATGCCCTGCTGAGATGCATAGAGGGCAGCCTCGCGCCGCATGCACCCACATGATTGCACTCGGCCATTTTTTAAAACGCATTGGTGCGAGAGTCGTTGTTCGCCACAATCGCATAGACATAGCCATTCAAGAACTCGCCGCCCGTTGCCGCTTCTGAAGCCAACCGGCCCCAAAGCAACCAACCGGCCAAATCTCTGACCAGAGATATCCTTTGCATTCTTCGGCAACGGAATGAATTCTGTCATTTAATTATAGGGCAGTATTCGCCCCGCTCCGACTTGAGTCATCTTGGTCGTTTTGCGCGATAGAACTGATGACTCATCATCAGCCAGCGTTGCGTATTTCGCGGCCTTGCCATCGTCGACCAGCGCTTCCACATGCTTGTAAAGTTCGGCCTTCGCCTGGGCGCGGATCATCCTTTCGGCCACCGTCATCCAGACGTTGCCTGTCTCATCATTCTGAACTGGAGCAGGAATCGACCGCTGATAGGCAATCCGAACATCGAACGGCGATGACGGGACGGGGTAGAGCCGGATCGTCTGATTGTAGAACGTATATTCCGAAGGAATGCCTCGCGATGGCGCGCCACTTTGGATCGAGCGCTCTATCGTTCGCGGAAACCTGGGGACGATGTCGTAGCTTTGACCGTCCGGAAGACCTCCGGTAATGCACATCATGTAGTCGATCTTGATGACGTTCAGGATGTCGTTGAATTCATTGATCCCGTAGCTGTCCTGATCGGCAATCGTCTGGAACGTCGTGTCTCGTGTTTCGTTGAAGAAGTATCTCTCACCCGACCAGTAATCGATGGCGGCATTGATCGCATCGGCAATCTCCGGGTCCAAATCTCCCCGGTTGATCTCGTTCGCGATCCGGACCTTCATCGCTCCGAGCGTGCCCGGAACCGCCGTCGTGCTTTGGACCCGGCTGGTGCGTAGCTGCGTCAGCGCGTCGTTGACTTCTTCCAACATTGACTGGGGAAAGGAGTCCGTCGCATCATATTTGATAACGTTGACCGCGACTTCGAGCTTCGCCCGGCAGCGGATCAACCGCTCGGCCGTCGTCATCCAGGGATTGTCTGTTTCCGTGTCGTTGGCCGGAGCATCAACAAATCCCGCGCGATTGAACGGGAAGCGCTCGTACTTATAAGCGTTGATCGCAGTTGTAATCGCGTTCGCAATGTCGGCAGAGAGGTCGTCTCTCCGAAATTCACTTGCAATTCTCGCCTTCATCACGCCGAGCGTCGACATGGCCTAACCCCCTATGCCGCGCTTGATTGTTCGGAGGCCTCAACACCTTGGGCAATCAACGTTGACGACAGGTTTCCCCGCCACGACTTCACGCCCATGTGCTCAAAGCCTATGTTCGGGTCGATCCAGACCTTGCCGCCGATCTGCTTCCAGAGATCGCAAAAGTAATAGTCTTCGCCCGTGAACTTGCCGTTCCGCACTTCGTTGTTGAACAGGGCGTAATACCAGCCGTTCACAGTCTGCGGACACTGCACCAGCTTGTCCGGGTTTGCCGCGATCAGTTTCTCAATCGCGCTCCGCCTGATCCGCATGAACCCCGTCGCTGCGGCCTTGACCTCTAGCAGTCCATTCTCGTTGGCAGCGATTTCCGCGCCATCTTCGACGGCCCATTTAACCGGCCATTTGCCTGCGTCATGCGCCTCGTCGTACCGATAGGGATAAACCCCGCAGACGACTTCCTCGGGGTACTGAATGAACCGAACAAAGGCGTCCGGTTGCCATCCGAGATCAGAGTCGATGAAAAAGAGCTGGTCATAGCCGGCAGCCATGAATTCCGCGACGAGCTTGTTTCTTGCTCGAGCAATGATCGAGTTCCCGCACTCGAACTGCATGTTGATCGCATGAATTCTTGACCCAGCCGCGATCGAGAACATCAGCGATTGACATGTCGGAACGCTGACCTTGCAGTCATGCGTTGGAATGCAGATCAGAACCCGTTCGCGCTTCATCTTGCCCCCAAGGATTGAAGAAAGCGGCCGGCAGGTTGTCCCGCCGACCGCACGCCGCGTTATTCGTCGTTGTCAGGAGCGTATTCGATGACGATCGAGGCTTTGCCGGTCGTCGCCGCAGTGCCAGTCTGGGTGTACATGACGTACACCTGCTTATCGGCCGAAAGAGCGTTGAGCTTCGCGCCGGTCAAAACCGTCGTTGCACCCAAGACCGTTTCGTCAACATCGCCCGAAGCCACAATGTCGTTGTAGCTAGAAGCGTTGGTGCCCACGGTCAGCACGTTGGTCGTCTGAGCGTTGAACACGGTCTGGATCGTCACCACGGTCCGGAGAATCTGAGCCCCTTCCGGAAGCCAGCTTCGAACCGGAATGCCCGTGGCAATGCCAGGGTCGTTGTAGTTCACCGTCTTGCGGAGATAGTTGACCTGCTGCGAGGACAACTCCCGAGCAGGACGTCCCTGAGTATTCGTCGGCATGTTCGGAGCCCTCCTTAAGCGGCGCTATAGGTGGAGATCACGACCGTGCCGTAGTCGACGCTGTCGTAAACCGTCTTCTTCAGGCCCCAGATCGCCCATGCCGAAACCTCGAGCTTGCGCTTGTGATCAAGCAGCTCTTCGTTCCAGCGATACTTGGTGATCCCGTCCGAGCCTGAGCCTTCGCTCTTCAAGCCAAAGGCCGAAGCTGCGGCCTGAGCACCGAGCAGAATGGCGCGGCGCGTATTGGCGACGCTTGCTCCGCTCGAATGGTGCACGCCTGGCGTCACGTCCTGCGATCGGCGAAGAATGCAGCCGTTGTATTCGCCCAGAGCACCGCTGTAGAGCGGGTTCTTGGACGGATCGACGCCGGAGTAGGTGAACTTCGTAATGTCCTGCCACGAGCCCTGGGACGTGCTCGTACGAAGCTGCACCACCTGCTGTTCGTGAAGGTAGACGACATACTTGGGCTGGCCCGCCACTTTCACCTGGCGCACCATCACATCACCCGTGCGGGCTGCCGCAACGGCGTTATCGATCAAACCGACCGAGAACGTGTCCGAGCTGCCGAGTGACTCATCGTTTGTCACTGCACCAGGGAAAATCTGACGCGTCTTGCCCGCTACGCCCGCAGGCCCAGTCACGGCATTGTTGCCGGTGCGCAGGTACTTGCCGACACCTGTTCCAACTGACGGCGTATAACCGCACGTCTGGTTGAAGAAGATCGCCGACTTCCGATCAGCCCACCAATCCGTCAGCGCGTTCTTGCACTCCTGGCGGAGCTTGAACGGAACACGCTGCGCATCGATCGTGTTCTCCGACTTCGACGACATGACGCCACCGAGTTCGTTGATGTAAATCGAGTCTTGGAGGATGGTGAGAGATTCGCCGTTGCCTTCGGCCGTCATGCTCTCGGTGAAGCCGTCCTGTTTCGGACGACCGCGAAGGTTGAACGACACCTTGTCGCCCGCGCCCTTCTCCGTCTCTTCCTTGATGTGGATGATCGAGTTGTCATCCGTACCCATCAAGGGCGCGATCTCAAGCGAGTCACGCTCCGCACGTGCGAGAACTTTGGCCCACAAATGCACTGCGTTGGCGTCATTGACGCCAAATTCCGTATAAGACATGGGAGATACCCCGTTCTCTGTTCCGGTGATTGATGCGCTTGATCGCTGCGCTCAGCGGGACAGCTTTGGGGTGTTGGGCGAGCCGTTCGCCGTGGCCATTATCGGAGGCCGTCCGAAGCAGGATTACGATTCCTGAAACGGTCTCTTGCGCGAGACGCACGACGCACGGGTACACGGTAGTGTTGGGGATGTCTTCTGTGTGGGATGCTTGGCCATCCCGATTTCAACGACCGCCTAGGAAACGCTCTAGCTGCTTCTCGGTCATTTGGTCGACCGCTGCGTCGAAATCGGATTGGTTCATACGCGCAAGCGCTGCGTATGTCAAGGTAGGTGCTGCTTGTCCTCCCACATTCGACAGCGTTTGCGCTGCGGCCTGTCCGGTCTGAAGTGCTTTGATCTTCTCCGTCGCTGCGTTCGGAGCGGGCGTTGATGTTGGTGTTGCGGCTGGTGCCGGAGTTGCAGGTTTTCCCATATAACCACGGGCTTTTGCGATGCCGTAGATCAATTGTGCAGGGGACTGGTTATTCTGCAAAGCCTGCGCGACGATCTGCGTTTCTTCGGCTTCGATGATCGCTTTACGCTTCAGTGGATCGCGCACGCCCTGAAGATCAAGCTCCGCTAAACGACCTTTCACCAAGTGCTGATATGCGTCCATGAAGTCGGGATTCGCTTGGCGAAATGCCTGCACGTCACTCGTATATGTCTGCCGTAGGGACGACATCGCATCGCGCTGGCTGGTTTGCTGCTCGATGCTAGACGTGCGTTCCGCGTCTTTCTCGCGCTGTTTCAGAAGCCAGTCGTTGCGACGGCTCATCTGATCGAAGGCGCCGACGAAATCCTTCATATGGTCGACAGTCGGCTCTTCGAACGGATTTGGCTCAGTGTCCTCCTTCGGCGCCTGCTGCTGAGCCTGTGGTTTGTTCTGCCCGCTGAAGGCTTCGTTCAGGATTGCGAGCCGTTCCTCGCCACGCGCCATGTCAATGCGGAGTTTTTCGAGTTCGGCTCTCGTCGCCTTGTGTTTATCCCGCACCCGATGCACGGCGTTGATCGGAACCATCTTGACGAAACGGTTGGTCTTCGGATCGCGCAACCGCCCCTGCGCGTCCTTGACGTACTGGCCTTCCTCCAGGTCTTCGTCATCGTCGTCCGAAATGTCCGGCTCTGCTGGCGCTTCCGTCTTCGGCGCATCCGCTACGGCCGGCGCGCTGGTGTCTGGTAAAGCGGCAGGTTCAGGTGCAGCCGGTACTGGCTCAACCGCTTCGGCGGCGGGTTTGGCCGGGAGTTCCGTCCGTCCGCCGCTCTGCATGTACGCCAGTTCTTCCGGCGATAGATCGTCGTCAAAAGGAAGCATTCAGGTCGTCTCCGCTAAGAGTTAAATGCCAGCACCATTGATCCCCGCAATCGAGGGACCACGCGGCGGCTGGACTGGGGTGTCGTCGATCGTCGGCGCTGCAAGCGGGTTCGCTTCCGGCTGGCGGCGCATGGGGATTTGTGGAAGCTGCGGAAGTTTCGGAAGGTCGGAGTTCGAGAACAGTGGATCTTCCGGGGCCGCAGTGAGCGTTAAATCCTTGACGGCCCTCACCTTCGTATGAACCGCAAGCGATTGTTCCCGCTCGGCCTGCGCTTCCTTCAGGTGATTGTCGCTGGCGACAGATGCGAAACCCAACACAGTCTCTGCAAGCGTCTTCTTCGCGACGGCCCTGTCTTTCTCCGATGCCGCCTTGTCTCGATCTATCTTCGTCAGTTCCGCTTCCTGCGTTATCTGCTTTTGCTGTGCCGCTTCCGGCGATTGCTGCTGCTGTTCGAGCAACTGCTTCAGGCTATCGATCAGTTTCTGAGGCAGCCCCGGAACGTACTCCAACAGCATCACCGCCACATCCGGCGTCATCAACCCTTGGAACGCAGGAAGCACAGTCTGCAACGCAGCCCAGGTCTGTTCCTTCTGGTTCGGGCTCGTCGGCGCTTCCGAAACGATCACATCGTACTCACCGACCGCCTTATCCTTCACGAGACTGATCGCCTTATAACCATCGGGTCCGAGAATGCGGATCAATCGACCGTCCGCGAGATAGTTCTGAATGAAGAACAGCCGCGTTCGGCCAATCTCAATCCGGTATGCGGTCAGGCTATCGAACAGCGTCGCCAGGATGGTCATGGCGGCTTGTTTGCGATGCGCCTCCAGCACGCCGGGCTGGTTGACGTCTCGCATCCCCAGCAATTCCATGTTGATGCCCGTGACCTGGGGCATCGCATCGAGGGCGAGTTGCAAAAGCTGCACGTAAGGCGCGGCCATGCCGACGCCCGGCTTCTGCATGATCTTGCCTTCGCTGATCGCCTTCTTTTTCACCCATGTGATCGCGTCGGGCTGGGCATAGGTTGCTTCGGCCTGGCGCTGGTCTACGAAGGCGTCTTCCTCCGCGAGGATACCGCCCTTCGCCGTGGTGTTGATGATGTGCGTCGCCTGAGACAGCCACTTGTTGGCCATCTGCTGAGCAGGACGAAGAAGCTTCTCCAGTCCGAACCAGGAATTCTTCGTCTCGTGGCGCTCGCCCGTGATGAAGTTCAGCGTAAACCCGTCTGCTCTTGGGCACGGACCCGACTTGAGAATCTTGTCTCCGATGAATGCCTGCTTGTAGACGCGGCGATATTGCGTGACACTTTGAACCTCCATCGGCTCGAACGGCGCGCCCGATTGCTCCGCTTCCGCCTGCATCGCCTTGTTGGTTGCATCAACTTGCGACTTGAGCGCCTTCAGGCTTTTATCGTCGTGTTCCTCCATCTCGCCTGTCGCTGGATTGACGGCGCGGTGATATTTCTCTCGCTCCCACCACTGGATCTGCAGAATAACAACGGTTGACTTCGTGTCACTGCTGTTCATCGAGCCTTGCTTGAGCCTACGCTCTTCGACCGGCACAGGAACCGTCGAACCGACATCACTGACCCAGCTGCAGTTCAAGTCGCGGTCTTGTTCTCCAGGGAACAGAGCCTTAGCATCGGACAGCGGCATCTTCCGCGCACGCCAAGTGCGTCTGCGGTCAGAAAGGTTCTGCTCCCGTGCGGCGTGGTCCCAGTACATTTCCAGCGGACTTATGGCCTGCTCGATGTACTTCCCGTCCGGGTGAAGCTCGTAATCAATCCGGGATTCCGTCGAGCCGATGCCACAGACAAGCATGTCCTGGAACGCGCGGCTTTCCTGCTGCTGCGCATTGCAGCCGTCTGCCATCCATTCTGAAGCTGCTGACAGACTCTCATTCGCAACGACATCTCCTTCTTCCATCCCTCTCGGAAGATAGATGATGTCCTGCCGCGTGTTGATCTCAACACCAGCCACGGCCTTGATGATCGAAAGTTCGCGATTGAACGTGATGGCCGGACGTTTCTCGCTCGCCATCTGCTTTTCAGTATTCGGGTCCCACTGATCCGAGGCAACGAAATTGAAAGACGTCCTGGCCTCTTCCCGCCATTCGTCCGACTTGGACTTGTCCGTCGAGAACCAGCCACGCATCGTGACGAACAGATCGTCCGCCTCAAGCGCACTCGGGTTCTGCTCGTCTTCCTCACGGCTCACGGCCATGTAATCGGCATCGTCCGCCATGATGGATTATCCCTCAGTACCGCAAGCCAACAAGATCGGTTGCCGTCGTCGCGTTGTTGAATTTCGAAGCGGCAATCGGGTAAATCGTGCCTGTCAGGCAGCCTTTGATGACGGTCGTCACGCCCTTGAGGTCCGTAATGCTGACATCGCCAGCACCGCCAACCATGAACGCATCAAACGGACGGTCGTAAACCGTCACATCGCTTTTGGTGATCGCCGTCAGTTCCTTGAACGTGTCCGGTGCGACCAGTGCGCCATTGCGTGCCATGTGTTTCCCTCAGTGTGTTTCGAGATAAATGCGAGCAGCGTCCGAAGCGCCCGCCACCGGGTCGGCTCTGCCGTCGATCCTGTGCGTGAACGGGATCATCTCGCCGTCGTTCAGCTGGATATAGAAGGTCAGGACTTGCCGATCCTTCCCCGTGTCCACATCCCGCTCGTATTTCATCGTCGCGGACGAACAGGTGGCCTTCTCACCAATCCCACGGCGAAAGGCTTCCGCAATAAACCGGATGCTCATGAGCCAAGCTTTCGGCCCGTGAAACGGCCCTTGATGTTATGGAAGAAGAAGTTGCCGGGGCTCGGTGCACGCTTCATGTCGTGGAACACACCAAGCGGAACATCACGGAACGCGTGCGCTGCGCCGTTCTTGAACGTGACGTGAAGTTCCGATCGTTCCGAGTGCCACTCGACCTTTGCGATATTCGTGCTCATCTTCGGCACAAAACTATGCGCCGCCGTCGAACCTTGCGGTTTCGAAAGCATGGGGTTCTCCAAGTTTTCAGAATGATCTTTCGACCGATAGCTTCGACTTCGCCCCTTCAAACGCCACTGCTTCAGGCGGACCAAGGATCGCTGTTTCTTGGACGATCCCGGAACCGGCGATGCCGATCCGGCTCTCTCGGATAAATGCCCGCCGCAAGCGACAGCAGGAAGGAATCCGCAATGTCGGGCGAGAAACCGAGGTCTTTCTTCATCTCGTCCTTGCGCATTACAACGCGCTGGCCACCAGAGGTGAACGTGTACGTTGGCGTTGAAAGCTCGGAGATCAAATCCTCGCATCCCGTTTTTGGGATGTTGCAATTCTTCGCCTCAAACCACTCCCGTCCGCGCCACCACAACTCGTCTCGCAATCGGTAGTTCAGCGGACTGATGCCACCGGTTTCAGTGACGTTGATACCGGTGATCTTGCCTCGGAGCGGCGATCCCGGCTCATCCAGAATATCGACAACGCCAGCGCCCATGTTCAGAACGTCGGCGCAAATCTCCATTGGCTTCATGTCGTTGGGTGTGCGCCGGTACTCATCGATCACGCGGCCCGCTACCTGCGTCGTCTTCAAGTTTCGCCAAACGATCGGCGGTTCAAGCAGCGTATTGCCCTGGCGTTTCGTCAGTACCGTTCGGTCGTCGCCGAACCGTGCGATGTCCAGCCCCCACACAGGAAACACTGGCGTGGTCTCGACGTTGCGGCCTCGTGCCGCTTCAATGTCCTCTAGCGGAATAACGGTATCGTCGTCCTTGGAGGGGAACTCACCGATGACTCGCACTCGATAACGGTTCGAGTCCTTGCCGTAGGTGTCGATGATCTCCTGAATGTGCCCCCGAGCGCGAGGAACGTCTTCACAGCTAACTCGGAGACACTTCCAGATGTGACGCAACCGTTTATGCGTATCGGCGAAGAACCCCGTCGTTCTCGTCGGGTTCGAGAACAGAACCGCGATTGCGCCTTTCGTCGACAGCGAACCCTGGGCGATTTCAAACACCAAGTCGAAAATGCCGCTCGCTTCGTCAACGAGATAAAGGACGTGCTTGGCGTGAATACCTTGCAGCGCTTCCGGGTTATGCTTGGATGCCGTCCGCCGAACGACAAAAGCCATTTCCGGCTTTGCCTTGACGTAAAGC